CAAATTGCGGCGTAGGCCGCTAAATCTATTGCACTATCTTGATGGTTAGGTTTTGCAGAGAGTCGAGCTAACTTCATTGCTGCCATACATAGTGCAACAAACTCAGGTGGTACAGGGTCTCCCGGTTCTGCCAATTCAACATAACGCTCTAAAACAATTCCCATAATGACACCAATACGCTTGTGATTTATGCGTGGTTCATCATAGGAAACATTGCGATCACCGTAAGTGAGGCGTTTTGCCTCATCTAAAATTTCACCCCTGTCCATCATTCCCCCAACTTGTACCAACCTGCACCCCAAAGAGTGAATAGGCGCTTGAAATAATCATTGTATTGAGCGCCGATAGTATCAAGGTTATAGAGAGAAACCGCACGCTCTCGGATTGCGGCGCGATCTAGTTGCTTTACATTCTCGGCTGCATCCATAAACTCTTTGAGAGTACGGCACCTAAAGCCGGTAACGCCGTGGGGGTTATTCTCGGTAAAAGCGCCCCAATCGGTAGTAATCGTTGGGGTACCGCAAGCCTGAGATTCAATAACTACATTCCCAAACGGCTCAACATAAAGGGTTGGGGCAAAGGTAGCGATTGCACCGCCCATTAACTTTGCTCTTTCTTCAGGATTTACGCTTCCCACAAATTCGCCGTAGCCAATTTGCTCGCCTGGACCTGCCAAAATAAGGCGCTTTCCTAGGCGCTCGCAAACCTCTTGAGCGATTCGGTAGCCTTTTCGATCAATCAAACGGCCAATAAATAGGTAGTAATCACCCTTGCCATCGCCAAGTGGGAACATTTCGGGTTCCAAATACCCTGGGATAACCGCATCATAAAATTGGCCATCTGCAGTAGTTGGGTTTTTCCACCCTGCGTAGATTGAGTGCATCCAGGCGTAGGATTCAAACACGCGGAAATTACTGAAAACACCGCCGTAGCCAACGCCAAACTCCACCGCTATCGCAGTTGGGAAGGCATCGGCAATGGGCTTATGAGCGCCACCGCCGATTAAGCAAATGAAATCTTGCTCTTCAAATCGCTCTGCTATCTCTCGGATGGCGTTGCCATTGAAGGTTTGCCAGTGTGGCAGGGATGTATCAAATGAAACGCTTGTGTAGTGATTAGATCCTTGGGCTTGCGCTCGCATCTCTTCAGATATGCAGGTGATTAGCTCATCCTCAACACCTTCAGATTGCTCACCGGCATACAAATAAACAGTATGGCCTTGAGCCTTCATCATTATTACAAAACGGCGTACCTTTTCAGTAAAGGCACATCCTGCATACTCTTTTGTTACTTGAGTATGAGGCAAAGCTACAATGTGAAACCGCATTATTCCCCCTGGTTAGTGCGTTATTCGGTAGGTAACTCTACCCAAGCAAGTGTTGCTTCATCCCAAGTATAAAATTTGCCATCTTCAGGCTTTGGTGTAGGTGCTTCCCAAAGGTATGAATCAGCGTTTAATGTCCAAGATTCAAAAGGCTTTGGTGCTGCAAATCCTACGCCATCAAATGTGTAGCCAATTCCTGCATAATTCTTATGGATAGGCATTTTACCGCCTGAGTGGACTCCACCAAAAGTGTTGTATGAAGTTTGAATCCACTCGCCACCTAGGTTTTGCTCACACCAATCCGGCCCATCGGCAACAATAACCTGAGTTACCACGCCATTTTCAACTTTTGCATAATGAGCCATTTACTGTTCCTTTTCTCCATAAAGTGTTATTGCGTTCAATAGTTCAACCTCACGCTTTGTAACTATTCCGCCTTTTTCATCAAGCTGAGTTTTAGCAGTTGCTTCATCATCTGCAATGATATGAACCAACATTTTTACTTCAAAAGAAAAGCATTGTGTTGCTTTTTCCTCTTTGATTTTTGTTACATTTTCTTTAGTCATTTTTCCCCCTAGTTAGACTGCATATCGAATGATAACAATTCCTGATCCACCTGCACCGCCGTTACCGCCAGCAGGACCACCGCCACCGCCACCGGAACCAGTATTTGCAACCGCATCAGTGCCATTAAGATTAACGCCATTTTTTCCACCAGTACCACCACCGCCAACACCACCGATTGCTTGCGCTGCATCGTACGCACCGCCCGCACCGCCACCAGCGTAATAACCATTCACGCCTGTACCTGTAGCAAGTGAAAATGTAGTTAATAACAATCCTGCTCCACCAGCACCAGCACCAGATGTTGATCCATTAACTCCAACTGCGCCTGCACCACCACCGCCACCGGCTGAAGCAAATGTTCCGCTTGAACCTGAACCACCACCACCATTATATCCTTGAACTGGGGATGCAGTTCGAGAACCACCGCCACCTGAAGGTGTGCGACCAGCGCCACCACCAGAACCACCTGAACCACCGCTTACATCATAATAACCACCATAACCGCCACCAGTGCTAGTTATGGTTGTGATGCCAGCGCCTGCAATTGAAGAGTTTATTCCAGGATTTCCATTTGAAGAATCATTTGGTTGAGCTGCGCCACCTGCACCAACTGTAATTGTGTATGTAGTTCCTGAATTAAGTGAAATTGCAGATTCAAGTGTTCCATTTCCACCTGTTGCAGTTACAGTTGATCGCAAACCACCGGCACCGCCACCGCCTGCCATATCTCCACCACCGCCACCGCCACCTGCAATGAGAAGATAATCACAAGTAATTGATTGTGTTGGAATGAAATCTCCAGATGCAAGAAATGTGTGATACCAATAAGTTCCATCAGTTGTGAGTGTTCCACCAGTTGCCTTGGCTGCTGCTACTGCCCCTGTGTAAAAAATTCTTGAAGATGTGAAAGTGTGATAAGTATATCCACCTGATTCTACAATAGTGCCACCTTGTGCTTTTTGTGAGCCTAAGTATCGAGCTATAACAATACCTGATCCACCACTGCCACCACCACCATCTGCATTACCGCCACCGCCGCCTGAACCAGTATTTGTTACACCGGCAACACCAGCACTTGGACCACCACCAGCAACACTGCCGCCATTTCCACCACCACCTGAACCACCAGTTCCTGGTTGAGAACTACCATTTCTATCAGTACCACCGCCACCACCACCAGCATAAAAACTAGAAACACCGGTTGAAGTTGCACTTGCAAAAGTTGAATATGCGTTTGTTCCAGCACCGCCATTGCCTGATTTCAAAGATGATGCGTTTGTTCCAGCAGAACCGGCACCGCCACCGCCACCAGATGGGCGGTTTGTATTGCCTACATCAAGATTGTAACCAAAACCACCTGCATTACCTTGCCCCGATGTAGGTGAGCCACCTGTGTTGGTTTTAGAGTTAGAACCACCACCACCACCACCTGAACCGCCATTCGCGCCATTGGCATCACCAAAACCAGTACCATAACCACCACCAACGGCTGCAGTTAATGAAATTCCAGTTCCTGTAATACTTGAATTGCTGCCTTGTTGAGCTGAAGTTGATGAGCCACCATCTCGACCAGGCCCACCAGCACCAATAGTTACAGTAAAGGCAGTCGCTGCTGGCATTACAACTGATGCAGTGTAAACAAGACCACCAGCACCACCGCCACCGCCAACTGAAGCACCACCAGCGCCACCGCCGGCAATTACAAGTGTATCAACAAGAATATTTAAGTTGCCCGATATTCCTGATGCAATAACTCCAAGAATAGGCATATTAGGCTACATCCCCCGTTGCATACCAGGTATCTGTTCCGGCTTTAATCAAAGTCATTACCGAGTAACGCGCTCTAGTTTTTGGTGTAGCAGCAGTAGCACCTGTTGATAATACAGTTACACCGCCTGCGCCCTGAACTGTTACTTGGCCAACACCAATTTGGATAAGGTTTACAAGTGAACCTGTTGGAAATGCCACGCTTGAATTAAGTGGAATTGTATAAGTTTGAGCTGAAGCATTAGATGCAGTAACTAAATCATCTCGATCTGTTAAAACAAAAGTATATGTTGTGCCTGTTTGGGCATTTACGGCTTCAACGCCACCTGCACCTGAAGGACCAGTTGGGCCTGAAGGACCAGTTGCACCAATAGGACCTGTAGGACCAGTTGCACCAGGTGAACCTGCAGTGTAGGCATAAGCCAAAGAGTTCCAGGCAGTAGCACCATCGCCAATTTTATACTTACTGGTGTTTGTTTCAAGCCCAATTTCACCAGCCGCAAGTGTTGGGTTGTTGCTTGTCCAGTTTGCTGCAGTATCGCGGCGGTTTTGTAGTCTTGAAGTCATTTTTTACCTTTTCTGATCACTAGAAAGAAACTGATGCTCCACCGGCATCAATAGTATAAGTCCAACTTGAAGTTGATGAAGTTCCTGAATCGTAAATTACATCGGGGTTAATCGTTGCAGGGCCACCATCAAGATAATCAACAATGTACGCTGCTGCATCTTGGCCGGCAGGGCCTGTTGCACCTGTTGGACCAGTTGAACCTACAGGGCCAGTTGATCCTGTTGCTCCAACGGGTCCAGTTGAACCAGTTGCACCGATAGGACCAGTAACACCTGCAGGGCCTGAAGCACCGGTTGGGCCAACAATATTTTCACCGGCAGGCCATACACCTGCAGCTTTTGGACCAAATATTTTATCTGAAGTGGTGTTGATGTAAAAATCACCATCAACACCTTCAGTTGTTGGATCAACTGTTCCATTAAGAATAGTTTTTCCAGCAATACCGCTAGGGCCAGTGGCACCTGTAGCACCAATTGGACCAGTTGCACCGGCAGGGCCAGTAGCACCGATAGGACCAGTTGTACCTATTGCACCGGTTGCACCAACTGCACCAGTTGCACCAACAGGGCCAGTAACACCAACATCACCCTGGATGCCTTGGATTCCTTGCGGGCCAGTGGCACCGATAGGGCCAGTTGCACCTGATGCACCAACGGGGCCAGTTGCACCCGCAACGCCTGCAGGACCTGTAGCACCGCTTGCGCCAACAGATCCGGTTGCACCAACTGCACCGGTAGCACCGGCAGGACCTGTTGCACCAACAGGACCAGTAGCACCAACAGGACCAGTAGCACCTGCAGGACCCGGAACAATTGAATTAGCGCCTGAAGCACCGGTTGCACCAATTGGACCAGTTGGACCAGTAACACCTGTAGGACCTACAGGGCCAGTAGCACCTGTAGCGCCACTTGGGCCAACTGCTCCACTTGAAACAATTGCAAGGAATACTTCGTGATTGTTTGCAAAACCTGTTGTTCCTGTTCCACTTGATGTTAAAAGTGTTACTGGAAGTTGATCATATCCAGTTTGCTCAATTAATGAACTTGCAATTGTCCATTTTTGATAATTAGCAGAAACATTTGCATCTTGAATAATAATAACATCATCAGGTTGAAGCAAATGAAGAAAAATATTAATATCATTGCCATTAAAATCAAGATGGCTAACATTAAGTTGGGTAGCACTTGTTTGCGTAGCATTGTTGTAAATAATAAAGCCATTGCCAGGGTTGCCAGTTGTGGCAGATGTTTTGATTTTGTAATTGTAAAAGCTAGTTGATTGGCCTTGTGGACCTGTAGCACCTGTAGCACCGATAGGACCAGTTGAACCTGTAGCACCAATTGGACCTGTAGGGCCAGTAACACCGATTGGGCCAGTTACACCTGTTGGGCCAGGAACAAATGAATCTGCACCTGTTGGGCCAGTGGCTCCAACGGGGCCTGTTGCACCAACAACGCCTTGAATTCCTTGTGGACCTGTAGCACCAACTGGGCCTGTTGCTCCAACTGGGCCTGTAATGCCGATAGGACCAGTAACGCCGATAGGACCAGTTACCCCTACTGCGCCGGTTGCACCAACAGGGCCAGTGGCACCGATTGGACCAGTTACGCCAACTTCACCCTGGATGCCCTGAATTCCTTGAATTCCTTGCGGTCCAGTTGATCCTGTAGGACCAGTTAGGCCGATTGGACCAGTAACACCGATAGGGCCAGTTACGCCTGTTGCTCCAATTGGGCCTGTTGCACCTACGGGGCCAGTAACGCCAATAGGGCCAGTTACGCCTGTTTGTCCAATTGGACCTGTAGCACCAACCGGACCTGTAGGGCCAGTAGCGCCAATAGCACCTTGAGGGCCTTGAAGATTGGAAATAATTACCTCGGCAGTTGAGGCAATTTCTGCAATTACATCAGTTGTGCTTGAGGATACATAGACTATTGAACTCATCGAGTTACCTCTGGGCTAATAAGTAGCTCACCCTGCACTAAACGGGTTACTGTTGCATTTGAGGCAATCAGTTCAAGATCATATACATAGGTTCCGGCAGGCAAAATTGTTGTTTGTGCTGCAGTCTGATTAAGGCTAATTGTGCCTGCAGCACCGCCAAGAGTAATTCCACCATTGCTTGTTGTAAGCGAAAG